TCGCTCAATGTGTATTGCCATTTCTCGTAAAATTTTTTCCTGCCACTTTCTTGGTCCTTTGAAATCTTCGAGGGGGGTGTCTTTCTGTCCCCATGGGAATACATACTTAACAAAGTTTACTGGGTTGTCTTTGATTGGTCCTGACCATAGTTCGGTCATCAATTCCTTTTCTAGTTTTACGCCGTATTTCATATTAAAAAAAATTAAAAAATTTTAGTTCATTAGTTCCATGTACACCGCCCCGCTCGCTAACGAAAGCTGGGGGGTCTAAACGATAGTAAGTACTAACTATCATTATGTTAGTAAGTGTTCACTATCAATCTATAGCCTATAGGTAAGGGATTAAATGCGATATTGAGAGAGTATCTAGCATTAGTTAAAAAGGGAGCATAAAAACTAAGCTCACATTTAACCCCTTGTTTATTCATTCGCGCCCCCGCCCTCGCCGTCTTGTTGTGCATTTTTGCTCAGCGCTTGCGCGCGCTTGGGCAGTGTGCGAGCTGGGGCGTGATCGATTATGCGCGCTCGGGCGCTGTCTAAGATCCCCGCCAGGTTTAGATTGTGTTCTACTGTTTGTTTTTCCGCCCAGGTTTCGCGGTCCGCTGATTTTAGATAAAACTGAATAGCGTTGAACTCGCCCTCTTGTATTTTTTCCATTAGCTTCGTTGTTGCTAATTGAAGTCCTTTTGCTTTTCCTTTGTCTAATCTTTCCTTTAATTCCGAATTTTTTTTGTTTCTATGTTTGTTGAATGTATCCCAACCAATACCAAGACTACGACAAATATCCATAATTCCCATGTTTAAAGACGCCAAGTATTCAACCCTTTCATAGTCAATAACTACAGGCTTACGCCCTCTTTTTTTTGGTGTTTTTGTTTCCATATTCCGATTAATTATAGCTTATAAACCTTTTATTTATGCCTTTTGGGTAATTAATTACATATTTATGTATATAAAGTGTTGCATTTTGTGTGTAAATGTAGATAATGGGTATTGTAAGGTAATTAAATCTTACATACTTTGGAGAAGTAATTATGAATAAACAAGAAACATTAGAACAAATGAACAAACGCTTTCACAAGGAAAGAGAGCTTGAATATAAAGAAGCAAAAGAAAAGATAACCTTTCAACTAAGATGTAAAGAAAAATATTATTATGCTTTTCAATGTGCAAAATTTGAGAAGAACATAATTAAATATGGTTATGACTCTTATGCAAATAAATTAAGCGTAGCAAAAGAGGGATTAATATTCAGCGAATATAAAATATCTTTAGGCGATTATCATGGCCACTATTTAAAAACCTTTAACAGCAAAGAAGAAATGTTTGGCTTTGTTATTGGTTATAACGATTGTATCGCTAACCTAGAATACAACACAAAATTAGAGGTTGCATAATGATTATTAAAGAATACCAAAAAGAATATAAAGATTATTTTATGTTTATAACTGTGCATCACAGTTTAATAGAAGTAAGTGTGCATAGTTATGTAAATGATGACTTCGAATATAGAAATAGATTTATAGATTATTCAGCCGAAGAAGTCTTTGACGTTATATGTTATCGAATTGATAACAATGATCTTTTAGAGGTGGCATAATGACTATTAAAACCAAAACACACAAGAGCATCATTGGACAGCTGCGCAAGAAGTACGGCCTAAAAGATAACACGCCAATACACAAAGTAGAGCAAATAATGACACCAAAGGACTGGAAAGCGTTTAGCACCGCTTTAACCTTTCCAAATGGTAAACCATCACAAAGGGGGAAATAATGAGTAATAAAAAAGAATATATATTTAGTAATACTTTTACAACCACAGAAGAAACGGAAGTTTTGGCTAACAGCTATGAAGAAACGGAAGTTTTGGCTAACAGCTATGAAGAAGCAGTAGACATATTTCTAAGCGGTGGCGGAATTACAGATGAAGTAGATACAAGCGGTGGAAACTGGGAATGTATACAAGAACCAACAGATGACGAGGAGCAAGACTAATGAATATGATTGAAGAACTACTAGACAAATACCATGAAGATGATTTTGATGATTTATTAATTCAAATAATAAAACATATGAAAGAGGTTAAAGAATTAAGAGAATATGAAAAGGAGCAAGACTAATGGACATACAACTAATACCAATACTAATAATAATGGCCGTATGCTTTTACGGAGTCGCACTAATCGTAAAGGACAAAGACGGATGATATTTTCTATAAACATTAACGGCAATATTGTTGACTGGTCCTATAACTTAGATTGCCAGGACAAACAATATCATAAAACATGGATTCCTAAGTTAAGGGATATCCAGATAATAACTAAAGATCTAAACAGCCTAACAATTAGCGAGGTTAAAAAGATAATCTTAGAAGATATCCAACCAGATATAACCATGGTTAAAGAACATAATAATAAACTAGCGAGAGCGAGGAGAATGGGGATATGAGTATTGAATACTTTGGGGTAAAAATTAAAGCAACTACATACGGAGACTTTGCGGACGATGTGAAGGAAATAACACACGCGGATATAAGATTAAATGTTCCTTGTGAAGTATCTAAAGAAAAGAAATTTGAAAAAGCAAAAGACAATCTTTTAAAAGCAGTTATAGATATGTATGCTTTAGAAGACCAAAACCAAGTAGATGTAACAATTGAATACGAATATTTTGGAGTAAATAACCAATGAAATACCAATACGATTATAAAGTAAAACTTAATTGGCAAGATTCCTCCATTGTAGAGGGAAGCGACAAAGATGACGCTTATAAAAGAGCGTATGGACTAATACGATACGCAATTAAACATGATATTTTAGATGTTAAAGACTTGCTTGATGTAGAAATTACCAAGTTTATACCAGAAAAAAGATACACTAATTGTAAGTATTGCGGAACATCAATAATACATGGTAACAGGGGTAGACCCAAAAAATATTGCAACGCATCACATAAAAATATGTATAACTTTAAAAAGAAAGGGGGTAAATAATGAGAGTAGAGTTAGATTCATGGGATATAGAAAAAGCAATTGAGGAATATGTTGAGAAACATTTTAATTTAAAAGTTGATTTAAAAGATCAATATCATCCACCTTGTTTTGAAACACAGGTTTATAAACAAAAGAAAGATAAGAATGGAAAAAATGTTCCAGATTTAAGCAAACCAATATTTATGAAAAGAAAGTATATAGAGATGGACGAAGGCTCTTCTTGGATTAGTTTTAATGTAAATTAGGAGTAAATAACCAATGAATAAAATGACATTTAACATAGCTTTTGGTAAATATTCAGCTTACTTTAGAGATAGAGGATTTGGTACCAAGTTAGCTGACATTTCCGAAACATACTCTAAGGCAACAGGAGAGGGCGGGTATTTGCTTCGTGATGAAAATGATATGAACATAGCCTATATAACAAAAGATGGCAAGGTAGAGGCTTAGAATGGACAGAAACACTATTCCAAAACACCTTAGACATTTAACCGAGGAACAGCTAAAAGCATTGTTCTATTTATTTAGAGGCGAATTATGACAGGCAAAGGATCGGGCAGAAGGCCAACAGCACACGATAAACCAAACGCATACCAAGATAATTGGGAGTTAGCTTTTGGTAAAAAGAAAAATACCAAACAAATAACCAAGATAACAGCAAACATTTCTTTTGAAATGGAAGGCTATCCAAGTTTTGAAGATAAAATTAATTATCTTTCTAAACTTATTAAGGAAAACTATTTGGAGAAACTTATTAAAGAAGATAAAATATATTTTGAAACCATAACAAAGCATCGAGAGTTAGCTAATGATACTTTTGATGAAATTTTTAAACACAAAAAATAAATGTTTGACCTAATTATTAACATATTCGCGGGAGTAACAATAACATTTGCAACAATGCTATTACTCACATCGCTCGCGATAGTAATAATTGACCGCAAGCAATAAGTTTGAACGAGTGGGAGATATCTTCTCCAAAAGATAAACCCCCCCTAAAGCTCCCGCTCGTTCCTCGCTCGCCGCCCCACGCACGCCGAACGAATCATTCACGAACTAAGTCCGCTAAACCAACCAACAGAAAATGTTTCTTCCCTCCGCTCTGGGACTTCCTCAACCGCTTCGGCTCTCCCTCCAAAACAATCCAGATTAAACCTGCCTCGCTCAACTCCGCTAGCGCTCGCCCAACGCTTTTCCTATTAACTGCTGTCATCTTCGCATAATAACTAATAGCATCATGCGAACTCCAAGTCTCATACCGCCATCGCTCGCACAAAGACCAACAAACGAATCTAGCTGTCATGGATAGCGCTTCATTGCCCGCAACCTCCGAGCGATACCAATGCCAGACTATTTGGCGCACGCGCGAAAAGTCTGATTCTTTTCTAGCAAGCGCGATGGGAATCAGCGCTGTTTTCTCCTCCGCCTCCGCATGCGCGGTAATCCACCAATATGCTTTATCTATTTGTCCAAATCTTCTCATCTTTCTCCTGCGCAAGCGTGCGCTCTTTCCAGAGAGTCAATCCCCCTCAAGGGGATTGCTCTCCTATACATATGTATATGTATGGATATATGTCCCTCTAATGGTCGGGTGTTGACCCTCTGAGTGTATAGTTTGTCCCTTATCTTCCATAGTATGTCCCGCAAGTTCCCAACGATTAATTTAAAATTGGTCATCAAATAACCCCATTTTTCTTTTTAAATATAAAAATTGTTTCTCTTTTTACACCCTTTCCAGCAATAGAAGATAGGATTAAATAGTTAACATCAACCAATGTAAAACCTTCCTCATTTGCAATATTTTTGGTTTCATCTTCAATCCATTTGTGTTCAGTTGTGTTGGCAATATTTAAAATTAAATAGCCCTCATTTTTTAAACCATAAAAACAATTAGCTATAACTTTTCTTAAAAAATTATCTAGCCACAAGTCCTTGTTTGGGTGTTTTAAATATGACTGGTTTTCTTCTTTTGAATATCTTTCGCAATCAAAATAAGGTGGTGATGTAAAACATAAATTTAAAGTTTCTTTTTCTGGTACATAATCTTCAGCACAAATATTATGCAAATCAATATTTTTATTTTCCTTGCTGTAAATACTTTGTAACTGTTTTAAACCATTGAAAGTTTGTTTGCATGGCTCTGTACCAATATAGGTTTTACAGTTTGAAGCAAGAAAACCGAACAACCTGCCTCCCCAACCGCTAGACATATCCCAAACAGCGCCATTATTACCATAAGCATTATAAAAATATTTAGATGCTGTTGGCCTAAAATTGCTAACACTTTGTCTGCTTAAATAAACTTTTGCATTTTGTCTTAATCTGTTTATGGTAAAAACACCCCTACCATACTTTAGTTGCCACTTATAAGTTTTTTTAATTAATGTTTTTAACTTATCATCATCATTCCAGAGTTCTATCAAAGTTTTATCTTGGTTTTTATAAGTCACATCAACCCAGTTAGGGAAAAAACACCACAAAAAACCAAGACTGTGCATCGTTTGTTTTATATCCTTTCCATCTAAAATATTATTAGAATCAAATTTTTTTAATTTTAATAATTCATTATTTGCATCATATTGGTTTAAGTCATAGTGAGGAAATCCGTTTTGTCTAAAATATATAAAAAGTTTTTCAACTTCATCATCAATATTTTTAGTCTCACAAACATTAAAAATATTATTTGTCATAACCCCTCCTTAAAATTGGTCATATAAATTCATAGGATTTTGTAATTCTTCTAATGGTTCAAGCACGCCATTCTTCCTAAATAATGTTTTGGTACTGTAATCAACATTACCAGAATTAGATTTAACAAGAGCTGCTTTTACTACTGTCATTCGGTCGTACTTGACTCTTTGTTCTTCACAAATACGCTCGCAATCTTCAACTGATGCTAACCACAACGCAATTCCCCACCGACAACTATCTAAAATTGAGCTTGCGCCTCTGATTTCTTGGCGGTGTGACATAGCATCATCTGAATCATTTGTTAAAGCACCCTTGTTTAAATGATGTACTGTAATCGTTGAGCAACCAAGTCTGGCGCTAATGTTTGCACAATAAGAACCCCATAGTTGTCCAACCTCATTACTGCTACTAACATTACCAGTTGTAAATGCTTGTAATGGGTCAAAACAAACCAACTTTAAATTTGGTATCGCTTGTAGTTCCTCTACTAACTCAGTTCCTATTGGTGTTATGCCTTCCTCTTTTAACAATATCATTGGTTCTTTTTGTTCTGGCACTGGTAATATAAATACCTCATACTCGCTGTTAAATCTTCTTCCCTGTGGATCTAACAAATCAAGCCTTCTATGTATTTCAGCTAAATCATCTTCGGCCGCAAATATCGTTACATTTCCACGCTCTTTCACATCTTTCCCCCACCACCTGCCTCCGCACGCCACAGATAATGCTAACTGTATGACACTTAACGACTTACCCACGCCACCAACTGCGGCAAGTATTCCAGGCTTACCAATAGGAATAAGACCGTCAACTAAAAACTTCTGTGGCTCTGGCTTACCAACAAGATTACGAATCGCATACTTTTGTATGCCTAGCTTATGATCTATTAGTTCAGCTCTAACTTTATCTAAACCATATTTTAAATACAGGTCGTTATAATCGCCGACTTCACTAGGTAATCGCACCGCACTATTAACCACAGCACTCGCGCACTCTTGCGCTTTCTTTTCTCCCACTCCACTCTCATCATTATCAAGTGCAAGAATAAATCTAGCACCTGTCAGCTTGCGTAAATTAGAGGCTGCATCCAACAAGAAGTTGGCACTAAAAACGCAAGCTACAGGAATTTGGGTAGCTTCAT